TTTTCGTGGATAGAATTTCTTCAATACTTTGTCTGCGTAAATTGTCATTGGCGGCTCAACAAAAAAGGCACGGAATTCGAAGGCCGACTATTTTCGACAAAAAAAAGTAATTGACTCTACCCGTACAATCGGGTCCGGTTTGTACATGGACCAAAAAGACCTTCCTAAATATTGTGCCATTTTTCTGCGCGGCAATCGCAAAGAATATCGTTTTTTTAATCTAAAGAAAGATCGGTCCAATATTTTCGCGTCGATGAAAAAAAACGGTTTTAGGTTTTATCGGCTTTACAGGTCAGTTTGGAAGTTGGAAGAAAAGCCGCAAGAAAATTGAAACAAAATGGAGAGATAACTATGGACAAATTGGAAAAAACTACGGAAACGATGCCTTTTCAGACTGGCAAAATGACCACCGACCAAATGCAAAGAACCCAAGAAATTTTTGGGTCGATTATGTCTGCTAAACGGTTTCCAAGAGACATCGACTCGGCGATGTTTGCTGTGAGAAAAAATTGTCAAAGAGTGAGTTTCGCAAAGCTGGCGACTTTTGCCTATGAAAAGGGCAAAGATAAAAAAGGAAAGCCGAACATTGTTTCGGGAGGAAGCATAAGACTAGCGGAGATGTTGGCGCAGTGTTTGGGAAATTTTAAGTATGGATTTAGGATAATTTCACAAGACGAAAAAGAAAGTAAGGTCGAAGCATTTGCCTGGGATATGGAATTTAATACGTTTGTGTCCAGAGAGTTTGTTGTAAAACATGAGTTTAAGTCTTTTGGAAAAACGAAAAAAGTGACCGATGAAAGAGCGGTCTATGAGCTTGTCGCAAATAAAGCTCAAAGAAGAGTTCGGGCATGTATTTTTGAGGCTGTGCCTGGTGACATTTTAGAAGAAGCTCTGGCATTGTGTCGTAAAACCGAACTTCAAGAATCCAAAAAAGCACCTGAAGAAGTTCGCGCTAAGATCATCGAGTCGTTTGAACAATTCAACGTCACAGAGGGGCAACTGGTCGATTATTTTAAACGAGGGGATAATAAGTTTACAGACGAAGAGGTGGTCACTTTGCGATCGATATGGCGTTCGATTAAGGCGGGCGACCGAGATGTGTCGGACTTTTTCGAAACGGACTCGCAGTTTCAAAAAGACAACGAAAAAGTTTCAAATCTGAGTCAAAAGATAAACACAGCTATGGGACATGACGGCGAGGCGATCCCCAATCCTTTTGAAAAAGAAACAAAAACACAAGGCGGCGAATTTATGTCGGCGCCAGTTGAAAAGAAAAAACAGGGAGGGACAAAAAAATGAACATGAGAAAACTTGCAAAAGAAATCGCGAAAAAAGAAGGAAAAAAGAAGTCTGTTAGTATTGCGCAAATTGCGGAGATTCTGGGTATTCTTTCGGACCTTATGGCTCGTAAAGATGGAATGGAAATTTTAGAAGTTCTTTATAGCAATGGCAAACGCCGCGCTAAAAAATAAGGACTACTCCGACAGGAAGCTTTTAGTTCGTGAGGTCTCACCGAATCAGTCGCATCGAGGCCCTCAACTAATTGCTTCTTCAATCGGATGGCCGGATCGCAAAAAGTTTGACCGTTCATTGATTGAATTTTTTAAAGATCCTAAAAATTTCAAGTTCTTTGGAAACATGGCCTGGGAAACCCAAGAGCTAAAACAAGCGTGCGGCGACGTTCAGGCGCGTGCGTATAAAGACTTCGGGCACTTTGAAGACGCGTTTATAGGGATTTATAATATCTTTAGAAATCTCAAAGACATTTTACAGTTTCCAGACATCCGAGATTTTAGGTCCAAGCGTCCTGGAATTTTGATTTCTGCTGGGCCGTCGCTTGATAGGGAATGGGAAAATCTAAAGAAAGCTTACGAAACTGACCATTTTGTAATTGTCGCTGTGGATGCTGTTTTTCATGACTGTGTTAAACGTGGTATTTACCCCGACTTTGTTTTTTCCACCGAGCGAATGGGTAAAAGCCACTTCTTTTTTGAAACAGAGATTGCGAAAAAAGCTTTGTTAGAAAAAAAGACAATTCCTGTTTTTTCACACGTTTGCGATCTACGTGTTACACAACAGGAATGCTTCAGAGCCTACGCTGTCAGAGATGATTACAATCGCAATTTTTTCGGCTGGCATAATCGCGCAAAGGTTTTAGCTTTTCCTTCTGTTGCTCCGACAGCACTGGCTTGCATGGCCGAGATGGAAATCGAAACGATTGCTTTGGTCGGCCAGGACGTTTGCTACAAAAAAGTCGACAAGGGTTTGATGGGCTATGCTGATCTTTCGGTGCCAGAATTTGAGGAATGGAAGACGCCTTTGACGGACATATTAAATCTTGTGGAGATTGAAGCCAACATTTTAACCGAGCCAGAACAAGCAATGAGGTTTGCAAGTGGGACATGGCGGCAGTTTAAATACCACTTAGAAGAGACAATAGCGCACTATCGGTTAAGGGTGATTAATAGTTCGTTTGATGGGGCTAGAATCTGTGGGGCTCCTTATGGTTCACTTTCAGATTTTATCAAATGGCACACCCCATCGAGTGATGCAAATATTTCCAGTCAGAAAATTACTCTTGTCGAAGATTTTAAGAGCCGATCAGTGATTGAGAAAAAATACATAAAAAACAAAATAAAGAAGATTTACAAAGATGTTTGCGAGGGGAAATTCAATTCTTTATCTCCCGAGTATTTTCTATACAAGTCGGAGTTAAGCCCGCTTGTACAATCGGCGATGACAGAAAGTTTTGTGGCTTATGAAGCGAACCTATGGGAAGAGCCAGAAAACGAAAAAGAAATCTTAAAAGAATTTCAAGAGGTCCAAAGGAGGGCTTTAGATTCGGTGAAAAAGTGCCTAGAATCCACAGGTTTCGTTGATTTAAAAACGTCTTAGCGCAATGATAGGCTTGCGTGGGTAAGTCGATAAAAAGTGTTTCCCTTCATTTTCCGTTAGAACCGTTGCCAAAAGACAGACACAGAAGTGTTGCAATAAGGTCCCGCTATGGGCGTCCTATGGTGAGGAACTATTCGACGAAAAGGAACGAAGCTTTTGAGCGAGATTTAAAAAGGCTCTGTCGCTTCCAGATGTCAAAGCCACTTACTTCTCCAATCCGAGTTTTTGTTGTCTTTAAACTGTCTAAGCCAAAGGTGGGCCGACCGGGCTCTAAGATGACTCTGCCTTCAATTCCACCGGATCTTGATAATCTTATTAAAGCTTTGTTTGACGGTTTGAATAAGGTGGCTTGGAAAGACGACGGGCAGGTTGTTCAGATTCATGCACAAAAGGTCTACAATGATGAAGGCAAGTCCGGTGAAATTATTGTCGTTATCGACCCGCTTGAGGATTCTTTATCGTCTTTGTCTGGCATGGAGTACAAGCCGAAGGTTAGCAGTAAATGGAATCGACGAAAAACGGACAAGAAAAAAGACGATTAATTGATCTTCGAGGTTCTTCGAGCGCAATTTGTTTATTATTTCCGATTTTATTTAAGCTTCAAGTCAATATGTCGACTGTTAGGGAGCCGAGTTTTTGTTTTGGAACGAGCCGGGAAGTGGCAAAGGACATCGAGATGACTTTTGGCGTTGGTGTAAGTCTTCGGCGAAACGATGTTTCTTTTTGTTCGCCGGGTGTTTGGCTTCCGCAGCGGCGTCAATTTCAGTTAAAAGACATTCCCGAGTGGCTTTATGAGTCCTTGGAAAACTAAACGGTGCGATTAGTTATCGTCAAAAATTGATTTAACCGAATCCAGGTTGGGTCTTTTTTTATAGAACTTGTCGAAGCAGGTTTTGCAAATGCATTGTTCTTTTCCGTCTTGGGTGTATCGGATGAATGCAGGTGGGTTCATTTGCGCTTTATAGACGTTCTGGCAGCTCTCGCAGCGATAATGAACCGGCTTTTTAAGTTCTTTTTTGAAAAACAATCATCGCCCCAGTAACCAAGATCTAGTATCAAGAAAATTTAGAAAAGAAAAATTATCTAAAAGCGTCTAAAATAAATTGGCAATGGCGATTCCTTACGATCAAATGGTAAATGTCTTAACGCTTACTTTTTCATTTTTAGTTGCAGCGATTGCCTTTTTTGTGCTTAGTCTGATCGTTTTGTTTATAAAAATGTGTCGATTGAACAAGCAACAGCGCAAGTTTGATCGAATTTTCGACCGTGCCAAAGAAAATAATCATCGATCCTAGTTAGTCTCCAAATCTCATTCTGTAGGTATTTAGCGGAATGTGGACCGTTCCCAGGTGTCCGATTCGGCGGCTTTTATCGACCACGACTTGAAAAGTACGTTTGAGACTTTCGGGGCAATTTTCGATTCGCTCAGGGATGCAAACAAGTTGAACGGAGTCGGCGGCTTCGACGATCCCCCCGGATTCTTTGACGTAATCGTTAGACATTGGGACATAGCCGAGTTGTTCCCAGTTTCTTGATTTAGCGGCTTTCATGGCTTCTCGATTGAGTTGGCTGAGTAACAACACAGCGCTTTGAGTATTGTCGGCAAAGAGTTTTAGTTCTCTGGCGATTTTGGACAGCACGAGGCTTTGAAGGTTTGTTTTTTCCCGAGAGTCGTAAATCATTTGGGCGTAGTCGACAATGACCAGTTTTGGTTGGTAGCGCATCACACGATCCCAAAGTCTGGGTTGTATCTTGAAAAAATCGAAATCGCCAAGGGTTTCGACCAGGATGTTGTCGAGCCAATTTAGCTCTTCGCCGTCGATAAAAGACTGTACGGCTAGTTTTTCGGTCTCTGAGTAGTCTTTTGTCAGCAGGGAATTGAGAGTAAAATCTGTAAATTCTGTCAAAGTTCTAGCGCCGAGGTCCTGGGGGCTCATTTCTAGGGAAACGAACAACACTTTTTGACCTGCCATAGCGGCTTGTTTTGCCCATTGCATCGCCCAAAGAGTCTTGCCGTGGCCGACGGCTCCGGCGATGACGTGCAATCCTGTGGTGAGGCTAAAAAAATCGCTCAGTGAGCCAAACACGGGATCTTTTAAAGCCAGCATGTAATTATCTTTGTTCTCTTCAAAAAGTTGTTTGATGGCTTTTTTGAGTGTAATAGGGGTGACTGCAAAGCGCGTTGGCGATATCTTTTGAGCGACATCAACGAGATATTCCGATAGCGATTCCATGTCGGGAGCTGTTTTCACAAACTCCGCAATTCTTTGTCTAAGATCATCCATTTTCGACCCCCATTCGTAAAAACCTAAAAGCTCCAAATTTGACCTGAGAGGATTTTATTTTTAAAAAACGACTTATGGCTCGCATAAAAGTTCTACTCTTCATCTAGGGGCCATTCCGTTCGAATGCGACGCATTTCCGTTTTGATTCGAGATGGGTTTTACCCACTTCGGGGTAAGTTCGGGTTGTTTGCGTTGTTCTAAAACTTCGCAATAGGCTTGGTAAAAACACGGTAAAAAACACATTTGCGTACGAAATCTTTCAAGTTTGCTTATTAGCCCTCTTTTGGCCATGCGCTTTAAAAGCTCGTCCGGGGTGTTTTCTGGCGCAAAATCGTCAATGCGAAGAATCAAAAGCCCGATCTCAAAAAGCTCTGTGTCTTCAAAAAAACTCGAATCAAGGCCTCTTAAGCCGACTTGACGACATTTTGGTTGATCTTCCCAGATCGCACTCAGCCAAGCGAGCTCAAGATCGTGCTGTGACATGGCTTTTGGTTGATCGTAGAGGTGCTGGGTTGTGATATTGTTTTGCTGCATTTTGTTCTCCTTGTCCGGCTAAAGTGCCTTCTTCGTAGCGTATATGGGTTTTTGGTTGAATAAAAAAATCAAAGGTCGCTCTCCAAGCACGGTCGTTTTTGCCTGTGTGCCAGGGACTTTTCGCCAAATAACTTGCGAGGGCCTCCCAAAACTCTTTTTCGGGTCTCTCACCCAAGCGAGCCTTGCAATGGCGAAGCCTCGTCGCATTCAGTCGCTTGCACTGTGGCAACGTGCCGCAATTTTGATTCCAGATCTCAAAAAGCGGGTGTGACTTCTCGGTCACTCTCGCTTTGCGAGATGACGTAGTTTCTGTCTCTGTCTCTGTCTCTGTCTCTGTCTCTGGGGGTCCATCTTGATATCGCGTTGATGACAAGCTGATATCATCCTGTATCAGCCAATGATTCAAGGCGTTTAGGTGGGCCGACAAATTTTTCTCTGAAATTCGCAGCCGGAAGGCCAGTTTACTTAATACGGGTAAATTTCCTTCATTTTTCTTGTCTTCACTCGCGATCAACCACAACATCACAAGCGTTTTTGCGACTGAAGGTTCCAGAAGGTGCCACTCACGATCGTCTAATAAATCACGATAAAGCTTTATCCAAGGCGGTCGACGGTCTTTAAAATGCTGAAATTTAGCCCAATTCTTAATTTTATATCCCACGTAGTCGCCCCTTATTAAAATTTCCTTAAAAAAATACAATTTAAGCTATAAATGGGATTGCACCGGTCGCAGAATTGCGTAATGTGAAATCACCATATATAACCTGACTCAACCTAAGAGTTAATTAGACCCGCCATCAAGAGTTTTTTTGCTGGCGGGTTTTTTTCTGACCTTGCTCGACTTTCTTTAAAAAAAAGACCAAAACATATCTTTTAAGCTAAACTGTTTAAAGAAAAACAACCTGCGAACTGAATTCGTGGAGGGGAAATCATGGCAAAAAGCGGCCTGACGCCGAAACAAAAACTATTCGTCCAAGAATACCTCAAGGACTTTAACGCTACAAAATCAGCCAAAAGAGCCGGCTTCAAAGAAAAATCAGCCTACCAAACAGGTTATGAGCTTTTGAAAAAACCTGAAATAAAGGCCTCTATTGACCGTTTAAAGCAAGAAATCTGTGATCGCAACAATCTCACACTCGACTGGATCGTCCAAAGATACATGGCCATTGCTGACACGTCTTTGACCCAGGTGTTCGACACTGAGACCGGCGAAGTGTGTCCCGAAATCAATCATTTTCAACGTCTTGCCATTTCTGGATTTAAAAAAACAGAAACACAATTTGGCGACGATGGAATGAAGCAGACCAAAGAAATACGCATGGAAAATAAGCAGTCTGCTCTAAAGGCTCTGGCGGAGTACAAAGGGGGTCTAAATGAAAGTGGCGGAGAATCGGGCGAAGATTCAGAATCTATATTGGAACGACTTCTTGAGCGTTCTAAAAAACGCAAAAAGCCAAAATGAGCAAGACATACTTATCAAAGCCAGGTGCGAAACAGACGTTGAAGCCTTTGCCATTGTGTTTTTTCCGCATTATTGTGGACACAATTTTAACGAGTTTCATGACTACTGTTTCGAAGTGTTTGCAGATCGTCGAAGAGGCCTTAGAGAAGCGACTGCTGCACCTAGGGGATCAGCTAAATCGACTTTTAAGACCCTTATCAAGCCAATTCACGATGTCTGTTATGGACTTGAGAAATTCCTCGTTGTCATCTCGAACACCGAGGACCAATCCATTGCCAAACTTGATGACATTCGAGCAGAACTACTTCAAAACGTGGATCTCAATCGAGTTTACGGTCCTTTCTTTAAGAGCAAAAGACTGGCAAAAACGATGTTTGAAATTGGTCTCAAAAAGTCGGAAATTCGCCTTGAAGCCCTTGGGATGGAAGAAGAAATGCGCGGTCTTCGATTCCGCAACTATCGGCCCACTAAAATCATATGCGACGATTTGGAACACTCTACAAAGGTCGAAAGTGAAATCCTACGGGAAAAGTCAAAAAAACGCTTCTTCGAGGTCATCACGAAACTCGGAGACGAAAAAACGAATTTGGAAGTCGTCGGAACTCTCCTTCATCGACAATCAATCCTCGCTGACCTTCTCAAGAATCCCATGTATCGCTCGAAGCTGTTTCGCTCAGTCCGAAGCTTTTCTAAGAGAGAAGACCTATGGCAACAGTGGCGAGAGATCCTCTTAAATTTAGAAGACCCTCAAAGACGCGAAAAAGCCGAACAATTCTACCAAACAAATAAGGCCCAAATGCTCGACGGAACAGACGTTTTATGGCCAGAAAAAGAGCCGTACGTCTACCTAATGGCTGAAAAGCTTGAAATCGGTCATTCGGCTTGGATGAAAGAAAAGCAAAACGACCCGCTGGCGGCGATGAATAACCTTTTCTCTAACCTCCAGTGGTATAGAGAAGTCGAAGACGGCTTTTTAATAGAAAAAACAAATACAGTTATCAAAAAACAAGAGATCCTTCGATCCTATGGAGCAATGGACCCAGCAACAGGACAAACAAAGCCCAAAGCTGGCTATCAGGGCGATTACACGTCCATCTTAAGCGGCCTCGTGACTCGATCTGGCAGACTTCTTGTGCATGATGCTTGGCTTCAAAGAGCGAGTCCCTCCGAGTTTATCAACCGTATCTTTGATAGCCACGAGACCTTCGATTACCACCGCTTTGCTATCGAAACGAATCTTTACCGCGACCTTCTGATGACCGACATTCGGAAAAAGAAAAAGGAAATCGAAAAGACATCCAAAAAGGCGATTCGTCTTGATTTCGAGGAAATAGAGAATGTAAGGCCAAAACGAGAAAGAATCTATAGCCTTGAGCCAAAGGTCAATAATGGTCAGATTTTGTTTAATAGGAACCTAAACCAGACATTTCTAAACCAACTAGAAGAGTTTCCAAACGCCGAACACGACGACGGGCCGGATTCACTTGAGATGCTCTGGAAAATTGTGGTTGGCTCTTTCGAGCCAGGTGCGCTTAGACTGTATGCCCAGCGGCGTTGATAAATCGGCGTTTGTAGGCATAGTGTTGAGTGATAGACTTAAAAAAAGGGGACGGGCTAGATGGCTTTAAATTTTGTTTCGAGGACCGCTCAACAGGTAAAAAACACGCTTGGTTTGGTAAAGATCGACTCGCGACAAATGGATCAAAAAGTCACGTTTTTTAGGAATCCATCACTGGATCGGCTCGATTCTTACTTTGAAGATCGTGCTTATGCGGATCTGATGGATTGGCAGGAGGCCATTGAGCTATCGGCTTCTTCGTCGACGGATTTTATACCAATCAGGAAAAGAGCACCCCATCTGCGTTTTAATCTGGCAAAGGTCTTGTGTTCGCGTGTTGCCTCTAAACTTGTGGGCAGTCGTCAGTTTCCAAAACTGCTCGTCGAAAACGACCCCGAAACACAAGAATACTTCCGATTTATTCTAAAGGCTTCTCGGCTGCGTGCTTCGTTTGTAGAGCCAATGAAGAGAATTCTGTGCTCGGGTTCCGGGTTGGTCAGATATTTTGTTGAAAACGGCCAATTCGCAACACAGTTTTTTTTGGCCAAACACGTCCGGCCTGAGTTAGACGAGGCAGGTAACATCGTATCTGCCAGGATTCGCTTCATATTTGACGACGTCAATGACCGGGATGACCTTGGGCGGCCAAAAAAGAAATGGTTTCAGCTCGATTTAGGCCAAAATGAAGAAATTATCTATGACAATCCCGAATTTGAGCCTGGTTCAGAGCCTTTATTTCAGATCGTTGAGACAATCGAGCATAACAGCGGATTTGTGCGGGCAGAGTGGTTTAAAACGGATATGGGGGAGAAAACAGACGGTTTTTCGATCATTGAAGACGTTTTGAACTTGGTCGACGAAATAAACTATTCGCTTTCTCAAAGCTCGCAAACACTCGGCTATAACCTAGACCCTCAACTTGTGGTCAAAGGAATGAACATGGAAGAGCTAGAGCAGCTCATTCGATCATCGTCGAAAGCTTGGAATATCGGAAAAGAGGGCGAAGCAAAGTTCATTGAGTCGAACCTGAACTCAATCGAGAGAGCCGAAGAGCATCGAAATAAGATCAGAACTCTGATCATGGACGTAACCCGCGTTTTATTGATGGATCCCGAAAAAATAGCCGGCCACGCCCAAAGTGGTAAGGCTTTGGAGGTATTACACGGGCCTTTAGTCGAGTTGATCGACGAGCTTAGGCCCGCAATCGGCCAAGGAATCAGTCGGCTTGTTTCTAAAATGGCGGTCACAAATCTTTTAATTACCGCAAGTGGTGAAACCGCACCGGTGACAATACCAAGTGGATTTCAGCCAAGCACACTAGAAGCAGAGCTTAGTTGGCCTCCGATTTTCCCTGTAACGATGGAAGATCTACAGAAAAAGGTTTCTGTCGCATCGTCTGCGGCTAATGCCAGATTGATTTCACGTGAAACATTGACCCGTTGGTTAGCCAAAGACTTTGATGTCGAAGACATCGAGCTAGAAATTCAAAAAATCGAAGCACAGCCGATATTAAACCCTTTTGGAGCGTTTTAAATGGGAAAACTGATTGCACTCAAGCCAGAATTTTATTCTCCTAAAATGGTAATAGATGAGGCGAAGGGCGATATAAACAAAGCAAAGGCGTGTTACCTTGTCACAATCGATAAAGAGGGCACGGCATCAATGTTCGGCAGTGGAAAATTAAGCGATCTTTGTTTCGCATCGAAGGTTTTAGATCGATGGGCACATAGAGAGCTTGAAGAGCAATAGAACCATTGGCTTGGAGGTTTTTGGAAGTGGCAAAGAAAATTTTATTCAGAAAAGTTAAGGGTAGAATCATCCCGATCATTAATGGAAAGACCTTCCTTCAGCCTTCTAAAGCGAGGCAAGCGGCCTTCAACAAGGCAAAAGAAGTCCAAGATTTCAGAAAAAAATTAAAATCAACAAAGTCTAGTTTTGGTTTTGGGAACTCTACGTCAAAGACAGACCTTGGCCTTGACTTTATTGAGTCTAAAAAAAGAGGTAAACAGGCTGGAACCCAAATAGGCGCAATCCTGAGACTTCTCAACAAGAAGACTAGAAAATAATGGCCGATAGACAAAAAAATAAAGTTGTTTTTAGGAGAATACGGGGAAGGGTCATCCCCATTAAGGTTAGAAGGCAAAAACGCACACAAGGCCTTGCTCAACTAACCGGCGGGACAGCGCTAACAGCCGCAGGGGGTCTAGCATTTGGCGAGGGAACAAAAAGAGCCCGGCGGGCCAGGATATCGAGACAGTTTTCTAGAAATGTAGATTTATTCGGCGATAAAGACGCGCAGACAGCCTTTAAGAGGCTAACTGCAAAATCTGAACTTTCTTTTGGAGCATCAAAAGCGCTAGGCAAAATCGGTAAATTTACAGCAATAGGATTAGGTGGGGCACTGATCGGCAAAGGCCTAGAAAATATCTCTGAAAGCGTTACTGGCAAAAAATCAACACAAGCGCAGGAAATTGGGTTTTCTGTTGTGGGAACGGGCGCTTTCCTTGGAGCTGCGGCGTTGGGTGTGCGCTCTGGGAAATCGAAAGCCTTGGTAAAAGCTTTTAATAAGTTTAGAAAAAGGTAATGGCATTTTTTGAAACTGTCGACGACCTAACAATAGCCGAAAGGCATATTAAAGAACTTAGAAATCTTGAAGAACAAGAGGCTAAAGGGGTCTTGAGGCGATATCGCGAGATAAGGCGAGATCTCAGAGACAGACTCGACAGCCTTCCCTCTGATTCGTTCACCGCTCAGCAGCTCAGGGGTGTCATTGTTCAAATCGACCAGGCACTTGCCGAGATGGGCCGGGTATTCCTTGATGATTTTGGACCGGCTGCACAGAAAGCGGCTGAAAAGTCGGTCAGAGACCTAGAGAGTGAAATAGAGAAATTCTCTGAGGTTTTTACGGGAGCTATCCAGCCCATTAACCTAGACGCTCAAGTCATTGGAAACGACACGAACAATTTCCTTTTTAACAGATATGAAGCCAGCATAGAGTCTTATACAGAAGGCGTGAGGGGAGAGCTTGCCAGACAACTAAGCCAAGGTGTAGCTGAACAAATCTCTTTTGCACAAGCCGTGCGCCGGTTAAGCCAGATCATGATTGCCGAGGAATTTAAGCTGCTGCGCATTGCTCGGACAGAGCTGCATAATGTTTATAATCTGGCCAAAATTGAAGGAATGCGACGAACTAAAGACCAATTCATCCCCGATTTAAAAAAAGCACTTATCCACCCAATGGACTCTCGGACGGCTGACGATTCAAAGAAACTGGCTCGATTAGACCCCGTGGTTGGAATTGAACAGAAGTTTAAGTTTACGTTTAACGGACAGCAAAGAGAGTTTTTTGCACCACCTGACAGACCAAACGATAGAGCGATCTTAATCCCATTTCGTGACGCGTGGAATGAATAATTGTTGCGCGGACGTTTTAAATTTGACAAAAATGGCTATAATTCTAATTAAGTGACAGAATCACGGAGGGAGCGATAAATGGGAACTGAACCTGGAGTTCAACCAGAACCAGAGCAAAAACCTAAGCCTGACAGCGAGGGTGATGTAATAAAGAAAAAAGAAGATCAAGAGCCGGACTCTGATTCATCGGACGATTCGAATTCCGACGAACCGGAAATTGAAGGTCAATGGGACGAAAAGACCCATAATTACATTAAGAAACTACGCTCGGAAAACGCTCGCTATAGGAAATCGGCAAAAGATCAGGAATCCAATGCTGGGAACGCAAAAAAGCAGTTGAACGAGTTGCAAGAAAACCTAAAGAAGACTTTAGGGCTTGAAGAGGACGTTTCCCCGGAGGAAAAGGTCAAACAACTTAAGGCGGCTGTTGAAAGTACGGAGTTTGAAAAGGCGCTTTTAGAAGCGGCTTACGAGCAAGGGGTCCCTGCTGCGGATAAAGACTATTTCGAATTTTTAATTCGGAAAGAGGCTGCATCTTTGAATGATGATGAAGAGCTTTCCGAGGAAAAAATTGCAGAGATAGCAACGAAGGTAAAAGCTCGTGGTTCTCAGCAGGGCGGTAAACCAAAAGGAACTGGGAGCCCACAACCAAGTGATGACCCAGGGCCAAGCGTTACGGCGCAGGAATTTGCCGCAATGACAGTTGGTGAGAAATCATCGATTTATCAGAAAAACCCGCAGCTCTACGAGAAGCTGATGTCTGAGGTACGCCAGAAAAAACTCCTAAGACGATAAAAAATCGTAAACTAGCAATTTAGGAGGAAAAAATTATGGGCGCTTCATTGCCTGCTGATTTTAATTTTCAGCCGAAGGTGTGGAAAGATCACATTTCGGCATATTTTGACCAAAAGATCGTTTGGGCCGCAATCGCTGCGGTCGACAGAGAATTGACGGGGTCACCTGGTGAAACTGTTAATTTCCCTTTTTTCAAATCAATTCCAGATGCGGAAGAGCCGGCTGCTGACGAAGCTCTGCAAGTCGACCCACTACAAGACGACGCTTTCCAGTGTACGATCAAAGAGGTCGGTAAAGGCGTTGGCGTCAAAGACGCTGCACTTAGAAAATCTGCCACGCGACGCGAGCGAATTTTTGAGGAAATCCAAAGACAAATTGGACGCCGATTTGCTGAAAAAGTCGATGACGACTTAGTTACTCTGGTTAACACCACGGGCAACCATGTCGACGGCTTTACTGCAACCACTGCCTCAGAGGTCGCAACGATCACAAGAATCAATACAGCGGTTACCTCTGGGTTTGGCGACCGATCCGACGAGGCGGTTGCGCTTTATATGCACTCTTTGCATATCCAGTCGCTTTTAAATGACCCTACAGCGAAGTTTCTACAAGCCGATGCCAGCGACCCATTTTATGCGGTCCCAGGCTTTCGTGGTCGGCTTTT